CGCACAAAGGCGGGCGATCTTACAACGTCTGACCTTCCCGCTGATACATATCAAGTAAGCAAAAACACGTCAAGCGGGGCGGTCAAATTATACGTCAATGATGGCGGAACAATTAAAAGTATAACACTGACATAAATGGAACTAAAAAACAAAACAGACATCGAACTGGTAGTAATGAAAGTCGACATGGAGCAAGCCATGTACCAACTTCAGCAGCAGATGAAAATAATTGAAGTTGAATTAATGGAAAGAGTAAAAAAAGAAAAAGAAAAAGATCATGAAAAAAAGTAACCCCATCGTCCTGATCATTGCGGCACTTATTATTGCCGTTATGGCTTATGCAACATTTGATCCGTCCATGTCATTCGGTCGGGCGCCTATTGGAAACAAAATAGGCGGTTGGCTTTGCCTTTTCGGTGCAGCAGGTTTTTTGGTTTCATGTGCAAAGGATTCTATTTTCCCCAATGCTGAAAACGGCAACCGGGCAAACTGGTTCAAAATCGCAATTACAGCAGCGTTCATCATTGCGGCATTGCTAATCCTGGGAGTGTTTCATTCCGGGGCATTGGGTACAACTACAAACCCGATCAATTGAACTACAAAGTCAAAGCATCTGAACACCGCTTCAAGCCACGCAGCTTGGGGCTGGTGTTTTCAAAATCTGTCAGTAAGCAGATATGCTTTGACTATTCGTGTAAGTACGATTTGAAGACCAGTGATCAGATGGATTTAAACAAGCTGTTTGGGGTCGGCTACTGGCCGCACCATCACAAGGAGTCTGCCAGGTTTTGTTGGAGATGGAATACTGATACGGAAGCAATGGAGATATGGGCATATGTCTACAGCCGTGGTGAAAGGATGTCTCAATTTGTTTGCCAGGTAAAGATGGGTGCCTTTTATAACTATCGCATATACGTTGAAAAAGGGTTGTATGTTTTCGTGGTGACAGATAACAAGGGGTTTCGATGCAGTAAAAGCGTAACAGTTCAAAAACATATGATTATGGTGGGGTACAAGCTTGGCGCATACTTTGGCGGTAATTCGCCTGCAACCCATGATATGATCATCATAAAAAGCAAAGGTTGATTATCAATATTTTTTATAACAGGATATTTTTCAGACGTGGATAAAGTTACAGATTCGTTATTACAGAACACAGCGATGGGCATTTTTGCCGTAGTTCTATTGATGGGCCTTGTGGTATTCGCCAGCTGGACACGGAGCTACGTTGAACAGGACAGGAAAAGCAAGGAATCCAGGATAAAAGCGTTAGAAGATCAAGTGCACTCACTTCAGGAAAAATTCAATGATGAACTGATGAGCGTACTAACCAAACATGAAAGCATGATGAACGCCATGCAGATGACTTTTACCCGCATGGAAAAGCTATGGGAGCGTATTGAAAGAAAAATGGATAAACAATAATTTTATGAAAAAGATTTTTGGAGACAGTTGGCACACGACATTAGCGGGTTTACTTCTCGCAGGGCTTTTGGTCGCTCAAGATTTGATTGACAAGGGCGTTACCTCACGGTGGACAATTGCCATTGCGGTTGCTATCGCAGTACTTGGCAGGGTTGCAGGAGATGAGAAAAAATGAGATTACTAATTATCATATTACTTTTTGCTTCTTGCAACCCGGTTAAGAAGGTCTTGAAATCACAGGAAGCCACCGAGGAGGTGGTACGGGAGTATGTGAAAGCAAACCCGCCAAAGAATGACACCACATTTATTCGTGGTAAAGATTCAGTTATTGAGCGGGTGGAATTGGACACTATCCCCTTGCCCTATCCGGTCAAAGAAAGGTATGTCGAAAGGCACTACAAAGAGGTGACCAGGGTGGACACCTCAAAGATCAAGGATAGGGAGCTGCTGGATGCCTTGAATAAGCGGCTGACCGTGGTAGAGAACCTACTCGTTCAAATGACAACAGAGCGCGACTACTGGCGCAAAGAAGCCCGTACAAGGCTGTATTTTCTTCTGGGGATAGTTGGTTTGTTCGTTGCCGCACTTGCTTTTCGGGTTGCAAAAATGTTCAAATGGTTATGATAATCCTTTCAATGCTTTTTTTCGTATTGCTGATTGAATACCTAATGGATAAAAAATGAGCAGGTACAATTTCCTTCAAAGAGTGGGCACGTTGCCCAGGATGGTAACCAAGGGCCTGGAGCTTATGGGTACAGCTGAGATCCCTGGCAAGAAAAGCAATCCCGTGATCATGAGCTGGGCGAGGTCCCTGGGGATCCACACCATCTATGTGAACGATGACATCGCCTGGTGCGGATTATTCATGGCTTTCGTGGTGGCAGAAACCAATCGCGAGCCGGTTATCAATCCATTATGGGCCAGAAACTGGGCAAAATGGGGTGTTGCAGCTGACAAACCCAAGCTCGGCGATATCCTGGTATTTTCTCGACGCACGGGCGGTCACGTAGGGCTTTATATAGCCGAGGATCCAGTGGCTTATCACGTGCTGGGCGGCAACCAGGGGAACATGGTAAGCATCACCCGCATCCTAAAGTCCAGATTGATCGCTGCGCGAAGGCCCGAATACATTAGCCAACCCACCAGCGTAGATAGCTACCTCGTTGATGCCCGCGGCGGATTATCCACCAATGAAGCATAGACAATTTTCATACCTATGGAACTGAATAAAAACAACCCGCAGTGGGTTTGTACCACAACAGATCAACGGGTAGATGTCACCTACTCCTAAAGCTTCCTTGCAGTTGGTTTTAATTGCCTGGTGTTTCCACACCGGGCTTTTTAGTGTCCTTTCAGTATTTATTGATCATTGCGAATTTTGATTTTTACAATACACATAATAAAATGAGAGTAATTCAAAAAACAGAATCAATTCGCTGAACGTGTCCAACGGCATCACGGTGCAGTTCAATACCAATCAGCTGACAGTAACTGAGGATTTAAAACCTGTCCTTTCATCATTTTTAAGATATCTACAATTTTGGTATCATGAATTATTCCACAATATCAGCAATACTCAGAGGCCGGTGGCTCATTGACACCAGCTATGCGGAAACGCAATTGCCGTTAATTGTTGGGATGATCAAAAATCATCAGGTCAATTTTGCTTACCGCGGTGAAAACCTTGCGCAAAATGAGCAGAAACAGACAGAAGCCATCCTCATGGCTACCGTTGCAGGTAAAGCTGTTTACAAGGTAGGCAAGTGGACAGAGATGACATCTCTACCTGATGGCTCCATTGCGTTTGTTGATCTGGTTGGCCCGGTTATGAAGTACGGTGGTATGTGCAGCTACGGATCTATTGATCATGCCAATATCCTTCGTAAACTCGACAACGCCCCCAATGTATCCGGGGTGATCCTGAACGTGGATTCTCCTGGTGGGCAAGTTGATGGCACTACTCTTTTGGCTGACCAGGTGAAAGCCATGGGTAAGCCCATTATAGCCATGGTGGATGATGGCCTGATGGCCAGTGCTGCCATGTGGATCGGTTCAGCCGCCAATGAGATCTACGCCACCAAGAAATCCGATTCATTCGGATCCATCGGCGTTTACGCCACCCTGTACGATTGGAATGCCTACCTAAAAAAAGAAGGCATTCCTGTTCATGAGATCTACGCTCCCCAATCAGAAGAAAAGAATAAGGATTACCGCGATGCCCTCAACGGTGACTATTCGGGTATGAAAGATGACCTTAGGCAAATCGCTGACACTTTTATAGAAACCATTTCCGAGAACCGGCCCAAGGCAGTATCCCAAAAAGACAAATGGAGCAAGGGCGGCATGTTTAACGCAAAAGAAGCCACAAAAATGGGACTGATAGACGGTATTAAATCATTTGACCAGATCGTAGATCGGATCTCTACGCTGGCCAGCAAGTTTTCAATTAATAAAAAACAGAATACAATGAGCGCAGGCGCTTTTCAAAAAACAATCGCTGCAGCAAAGGTGGATGCCTTTGAAGTGGTGGAGAATGGTTTTCTTCTGAGCGAAGAAGCCATTAACAACATCGACACTGAACTGGCTACCCTTGCCACTCAGGTAGAAGATCTTACCTCGGCTGCTGAGCAATCCCGTATAGCATTTGCCAACGTGGAAGCCGCCAATACCGAGATCGCCGGCCAGCGTGATGCCGCCCAGGTTCGCATCACAGAACTCGAAACAGAACTAGCCGCGCTCAATGCTGCCACCATAGCCCCCATCAGCACAGCAAAAAGTGAGGATGAATTTGGCGCAGATCCTGAGGCCAAGTACATGACCAGCATAGATGCCGAAGCGGCAAGGATCCGGGCTCGCAGAAAGTAATTCAGACCTATTAAATAAAAAAAAAGAAGAAAATGCCAGATTTATCAGCACTAACCACCAGCTTTGTTGAGCGCGGTGGACCTATTTTTGAAAAGAACTTGCTTAACTGGAACTTACGTGGCCAGGGCATCCAGGTTCGCACAAATGTCAACACGCCTCAGGCAATGACAAAACTTTCTGCCGTTGGTAACCCACGTCCGTACACAGCTGCTGATGCGCTGACAAACGGACCCAAGTTCACGGACAGAACGCTGACAGCCTTCCAGTCAAAGTGGGACTACGACTTTGATGCCGAAGATTTCCGCAACACATACCTGGCATCAGATCCTGACATGCCTTTCTATGAGGCGTCGCTCAATCACATTTCCAGGGCCTACCTGGATGACATCCAAAGGAACACCTTGTACCTCGGTGTTCGTAATGCTTCAGGCACAACCGCTGCTGCTATTGCAACCGGTTGGGGTACTGATATCGCTGCCTTGATCACTGCAACAACCCTCAGCCCAATTGTTACTGGTGCTATCTCTGATACCACTGGTGTTGACAAATTTGAGTTGATGGTTGCTGGCGTGCCAGCTTGGATGCGGCAAAATGGTTTCGTCATCTACTGCTCATATGCCAAGTTCGACAACTTCAGGAAAGACTACCGCACCCGGTTCGGCTTCAACTTCGACAAGAATGTTGAAGGCATGTACAAGCTGGACAACCTGAATGTTGAGATCCGCCCCGTAGCGTGGATGGGAACTTCAGGCCGCCTTATCGCAACGCTCGAAAACAACCTGGTATTCGGTACCGATGTTGAGCGTGTGCAAGTTGCCGCATCTCAGCGCAGGAACATCATTGAGGTTCGTCTCATGATGCCCGTTGGCATGGCGATCCAGGACACTGAGGCCATCTTCGTCAATGACGTAGCATAAATAATCAATAGGGGTAGCCTTACGGGGCTACCCTTATACAACCAAATACAATGGCAAAGTCAAAAAACAGCAAACTCGATTCAGTAGAAGCAGCTCAGGACTTATCACCGGCTTCCGGTCATGAGTTCAAAGTAGGTGAAAAGAAATTCAAATATGTTATCGGAAAGTTCATCCTTCCATGTGGTGAAAGAACCTCGCTGGAAGCTGCCACAGATGACACCGTATATGAAGAGCTTGGCAATGCTACCATCAATGAGTACATGGTGAAAGCTGGATCAGCTTGCGTTGAAGAAATCTAACATCAAAAAATAAAATAACGTGCCATACAATTTTTCAAACATTACAACAACCGTGGTGGGCAATGCTGATGTAAAACCAGGCCACTCAGATGTAGCCCTGTTTGCTCCCATTGAAGAGTTTCTCGTCCTGGCAAACCCATCTACATATGCCGTTGCTGGGGATCGAAAGAAAATCACCACCGCGCATACTTTTTCGTCTCCTAAGGGTTTTGCCCAAATGAGGGCTAAATCTGGATCTGTTCGTCAGGAAGGATCCAATGCCGTTGGCGAAAAAGGTGGCCTGGTACCCGTGTACCAATACCTGATTACAGTCAAAGGTCATTCAGCTGTGATTGAAGAGTGGCTGGAAGAAGCCCTCAACTCAGATGGCATCTGGCTGTTCAACTCGCCTGAGTGCGGGGTGAATGCTTATGTCCAGCTGGGGTCATCTTGCAACCCCGCCCAGATCAGCGCGTACACTTCAAAGAGTGGATCACGCAATGACGGTGGTGTGCGCGAGTATGAGATCACCATCCAGAGCAATGACAAGTACTGGTACTCCGGTGCTGTCACCATCAAAGCGTAACCAATTAGCCCCGGTGTAACAGCCGGGGTTTAACCAACTCCTAAGCAATGAAAAAAGAAGCATTTGTATTTGCCTTCAAAAATCCGGAAGTAGCGGATAAGTTTGAAGCTGTGGACTGCCCACAGGACTTTAAGATCAGGGTACCCCAAGCCAATTGGCCAGCAAACGGCGATCCTGGTTGGTTTTCCGACATCACTCCTGAAGCAGCACAGCAACTTATAGCTGAGGGATATAACCGGGTGAAGGCTAAATAGTAGTTTTTCACAGCTCATAACAGTTTTAAAACCCTTGCATACACAAGGGTTTTTTGTTTGGTGTTTTCCTCACGGTATAGACGTTTTTTTCTATTTTCGGAATAGCGATGGCATTATACTATTGCCTTATAAATTATTCGCGAGCTTTCATTTCCAAACTACCACAATCAGAAATCAGGGAAGCAGTGACACGCTACGGCGTGGAAGTAGGTATTCCCTGATGGGCTGTGGTAGGCCTGGAAAGAGATGCTGAACCCGCGCCATTTTTATTAAACCTGCACCCCCATGGAAGCACTAGAACACCAACTGCTGCTGCAGTTTATCCACGACCACCGCCCTGAATTGTTAAGAGCCCTGGTGTACCTGCTCAGCCGCAATGACACGCCCGTGGATCCCGAGACCATTTACAACCTCTACTGTTTGCTGGAACATACTTAGCCCTTCTTCGGAGGGTTTTTCAGTGGGTGAAAAAATAAATTAGAAAAAGTTTGCAAAATCAAAAAGTATGTTTATCTTTGATCTATCAAAAAAACAAAAACATCTTTTATGGCTAATCAAATCGAACTCGGGTACACACTTACAGATTGCTATCACATGAACGCAAACTACGGCGAATCCCAGCAAAAGCAATATGTGGTAATGGTAGATGGAGAAATTAAGAATATTTTCTTGAAAGGGTTTGTCAACAAGCCAGCTGATGAAGGTAGAAGTAGAACCTATCATAAAATTGTAGATCTTTCACAGGATAAATTTGCAGAGCTAAAAGAGATATCAGATAGCCATAAAAAAATAGACTGGAACCACGGTAGGTACCATGTATTTTCCAATCTGCTGACAGACAATCAAGTGAAGGAGTTAAACGCAGCCGCTGATGCTTATGTTCAAAAGCTTCAAGAGATTTGCGATCCTATAAATTTTCGCAATGAGTCCGAAACTAAAGGTAAACTGGCAACCTTTGTATCTCAGTTTGAGAGTGTGAATGCAAGTTTCATTTGGGTATGGTAGGGAAAATCCGCTGTTACTCCGTGAGGCTTCAAAGCCTCCGGAGCATATCCGATAAGGCTTTTTTAGCCAAAGGTTTCGATGGATCTGAAGCCATCATACCTAAAAGCCAGGTACTATGTCCAGATGATGACGTGCAGAAAAGTGAGGCATATTGGATCTCAGCGTGGATACTCGAAAAAAAAGAGCTTCAATATAGCACGAAAAAAGAAGGCTGGTTCAATCCATCTACCTACCGAATAGAGCCAGTGATCACCACGGTGGTTGAGCGTCATATACCGACAAAAATAGAGCCCAAAAACATTTTACCAGATGATTCCCTCGTTAAAAATCCAATCTGAGGCCATTAGCCGCCTTCAGTCACTAAAGGTAGGCGCACTATTCATGAGGCCGGGAACGGGCAAGACAAGGCCCGCCGTGGAGCTTGTGAATAGCGTTTATGTGGATCGTTGTATTTGGCTGGCTCCATTTCAATCAGTTAATCCTCCAATTGAAGGATCAGGGATAGCGGACGAGGTGGATAGGTGGGGGATGAATTGCCCGGTAGAATTTGTGGGTATAGAGACGCTGAGTAGCAGCGATAGGGAGTATTTAAGATTGTTGGAGATGGTCAAGCGGGAACGGGTATTTCTGGTTTGCGACGAATCGCTGAAAATCAAGAATTGGGATGCCATCAGAACCAAGAGAATCATCGAACTATCGAGAGAGTGCGAATACAAGCTGATCCTGAATGGCACGCCGATCAGCCGCAATTTGCTGGATTTGTGGGCACAACTGGAGTTCTTATCTCCGCTTATCCTGCGGATGCAGCAGGCGGAATACAAACGCACATTCTGTGAGACGGTCAAGATAACCAAGTACAAGGGCAACAGGATCGTTAATCAGCGGGAGTTTATCGCTGGATACCACAATATCGACTACCTGTACAGCATCATCAGCCCTTATATTTACGAAGCTGATCTGCATTTGGATGTTGGGGAGCAGGACATTGATCTGGAATATAAGCTGGATGACGATTTGCAGGCAGAATACAACCGATTGAAGGAACTATATCTTGATAATGAGGTGCTGATGCGGATGAACAATAATATCTTTTTAGAGATGACGCAGAAAATGCAGCACATCTACTGTTGTGCAGAAGATAAGTTCACTATTGTCAAAAAACTACTGACAACGATAGATCCAGAGCGAACGATTATTTTTTGCAAATTTATCAGCAGCCAAGAAGAGTGTCGAAAGGCTTTCCCAAAGTGCCAGATATTGAGTTTACAGGCCAATTCTTATAGCTTGAACTTGCAGCACTACCACAACACCATTTACTGGGATCACACCTGGGATTGGGCAGTAGTTGATCAGAGCAGGCATAGGACAAAGCGAACGGGGCAGGATCAACCGCTGAAATTCTACCGATTGAACGGCCCGAAATTGGACTTGCTGATGGCCAAAAACAATGAGAAAAAACAATCAATGCTCCAATATCTGAAAGGGAAAACAGGGGCACAAATCAAAGAAGAAATATGAATAAAGAATTCAGAAGTCCGGTGTACAGTGTGATCGCAGTTCCGCTGGACAAAATCGAGGCCAATGATTACAACCCTAACCATGTTGCCAAAAGGGAAATGGATCTGCTGTACCAGTCGATCAAGTGCGACGGCTATACAATGCCCATTGTCTGCTATTATGACGATGTCCGCGACAAATACGTGATCGTTGATGGTTTTCACCGCTATACCGTGATCATGAGGTACAAGGACATTTTCGAGCGCGAAAAAGGTATGTTGCCGGTGTCAGTCATTCAGAAGGATATCAATGACCGAATGGCTTCCACTGTCAGACACAACAGAGCCAGGGGTAAGCATGATGTAGAATTACAGGCTTCATTGGTGGGCATGCTGAAAGCCGGGTGGGATGAATTGAAGATCATGAAAGAGCTTGGAATGACGCTGGAAGAGGTGCAGAGACTTATAGGCTTGAAGGGGATCGCCTCAGAAATTAAGGGAGTGCCATATTCTATTGAACGGCAGATCGTTGAGGCAGGGGAAGACATAAAACCGGACGCATGGGAAGAACAGCGGTAAGGGGTGTGGAAAATGTGCTGGAAGCAGCGGAGAAGCGGGTGGCGTGGTTGTTCGATAACTACGACAACATCCAGCTATCGTTTTCGGCTGGTAAGGATAGCACCGTGCTTTTCCATTTATTGAACGAAGAGGCAAAAAAAAGAGATCGGAAATTCATCCTCTACTTTCAGGACCAAGAAGCCGAATACCAGGCTACCATAGATCTTGTAGAATGGGCAATGAGCCAGCCCAATGTGATCCCTTTGTGGTACCAGGTCCCGATCTTCATGACCAATGCGGCCAGCCAGCAGCAGCTTTTCCTTTGGGCTTGGGGTACAGAAGAAAAGTGGGTAAGAGAAAAGCATCCATTGGCTATTCACTCGATTGATGTGAAGTACCCACGGCGGTTCCATAAGTTTAACTTATGGGTTGGCCAGCAGTTGAGAAGGCGAGAAGGGAAAAGTATATCAGTGATTGGTTTACGGGCTGAGGAAAGCCCTGACCGGAGATTTGTGATGTTTGGTGAGGATAGTGAGATGTTCTGGATTCGCAAAAAAAACGAGCCTCACAGGGCTTATCCAATCATTGACTGGCTTTACCGGGATGTATGGAAATACTTGATTGAAGGCGGTTTTCTCTATAACAAAATCTACGACAAAATGTACATGCTTGGGCACGACATTCGAACAATGAGGGTGTCAAACTTAGTTCATGAAAAGGCTTTTCGATGTCTGGCAGATTTGCAAGAATTAGAGCCAGATACTTACGATAAGCTGGAGGAGAGGTTGCAGGGCGTTCATACGGCAGCAATTTACGCTAAGGAAAACCTGATGTACTCAATCAAAAGCTTACCGGATCGGTTCAATAGCTGGAAGGAGTATAAAGACTTTTTACTGCAAAGCATCCACCCAGACTTAGCTAAATTATTTGCCTATCAATGGAGCCGTTTCGGAGACACAGATGATGTGGGGGCTTGCAAGTACATGGTGAAGCGTATTCTACTCTGTGATTGGGAGGGCAGTATCACTTGGGCGCGGGACTATGAGTTCAATTACTCAAAGGATCAGATTTTGCAAAAGAATGTGTTGAAAAGAGAGGATCAGATCATTAAAAAATGGATGGAAAGCTTATGAAAAAGAAAAGAAAAAAAGACGGCAGAGGTGGAGTCAGGGAAGGTGCTGGCAGGCCAGCCGAGTGGGCAACTCCAACCACAACAATATCATTTAGGGTGCCTATCTATCTGGCACCTGACATAAAGCATCTGGTCAAGGAATTTTTACTTCGGCAAAAAAACGATTCTAACTAACCCTCTTCGGAGGGTTTTTCATGTCCTTTCTCCCGCCGGTTTCATAGCTGAATTTGCTGACATGGTGAACTATGATGAGGCGAACAGTAAGATAGTAGGGTGGAGCAAAGACATCCTGCTAAAACTGCGTACTGAAATCAACAACCAGGGCATCCGGCACGTGGCCAGCTCCCGATCTCCCCAAGCAGCAGAAAAAGCTTTGGTGGCGCGCACTCCCAAAAAAGGTGGATTGGTGGAGCGGGTGTCCTACATCATGCCGCGCCACATGATCTACGTTCACAAAGGGGTGGGCCGTGGCACCAAGATCAGCCAGGTGGGAAACACCAACAGGAAAGCCAAGCCATGGTTTAACCCCATCATTGAGCAAAACATTGATGGGCTGGCGGACATCGTGGCCGAGGAACTGGGATCAGGCATTGTCAATAACATTTTAATCAGATAAGATGGCAGAAGTAGTGAATAGGCGGGTCAATATTTACATTGACGAAAGCGCAGGAGCGGTGGCACTGGAGCGGCTGACCAGAAAAGAAAATGAACTGGTGGCCGCCATTGAAAAGGGCAAAAAAGCCGGGAAGGATCTCACCAGAGAGATGACGGAGCTGGCCAACACCCAGGGGAAGATCGGGCAGCTCAAAGATGTGATGGACGGCAAGGTGCTGCCATCACTCAGGATGGCCGAGGCTGCAGTGAGCAAGCTGCGCCGGGAGCTGAGAAACATACCTGCAGATAGTGAAGCGGCGGGGAATAAGTTGCAGGAACTCAGAAAAGCTGAAACTACCCTTAACCAGGTAAGAAAGGCGGTTAGCGGCGTGGATAATTCGCTGAAGGAAGTGGCCAGTGGCAGCGGGTTAAAAAGGCTGATGGAATTTGCCGGTGGTGCGTTTCTCGGTGGTGGATTGCTGGGGGTGGCAGAAGGTGCATTGAGCGGCCTTAAATCTTTCTTTTCTGGTGCCGTGGAAGAGGCATTGCAGGCAGAAGAAGCTACAGCCAGGTTTCGGGCGCAGCTGGACAACCTGGGGAGGCTGGATGTGTTTGAAAGGCTGACCGCCGCTGCTGATGAATTTGCCAACTCCCTTGGATTTATCGACAATGATGAAATAGTGGGAGTGTTTGAGCAGCTGATCAATTACGGTAAGCTGACCGAGGATCAGATCAAAGAGCTCACGCCGGTCATCATTGACTTTGCCGCCAAACAGCGGATAGATCTTTCAGAAGCTACCAACGTAGTGGTGAAGGCATTGGAAGGCAATGGTAAGGCACTCAAAACCTATGGTGTAGATATAAAGGATGCCAAGGATGTTACAGAAGCGTTTGGTGTCATCATGGAAGATCTCAAGCCTAAGGTGGATGGAGCAGCCCAGGCATTTGGCGAAACCACAGCCGGTCAGATCAAACGAAGCAGGCAGGAGATTGCCAATTTACAGGAGGATATCGGGACAAAACTCCTTCCTGCCGTACGCGCTTTTTTCCAAGGTGTTTCAGGAATAACTGATTGGGTTTCCCGGCTACTCAGTACGGGTACTATCGTAGGTGGCGAAACACAATTCGGCGCAAATATCAGGGCGAGGGAAGAGCAGCTGGTAAGTCTGCAAAAAGATTTTGAATCCCAAACCAAAGAACGCCAGGGCCGATTGATACAGGGGCAGGCCGGTTTGATTAAAACATTGGGTGAACAGGTAAAAGCGGCCCGTGGTGAAGAGAGGGCTAAACTAAAGCAGGAATTTGATGAAGAGGTCAAGCTGTTCAATGGTTATATAGCTGCTTTTAAGAAAACTGCTGACACCCGCGTGGTTGGCACTTCATCAGATAGGGGTGGCAAAACCGGCGCCGGTAAAACAAAATCCACTCCCGCCGAAACCCGGGCCGAATTTGAGGAAATAGTTCGCCAGAACGAAAAAATCCTGGCCCCCATTCTCGCAGGCTTCCGGGAGATCAATGAAGCTGCCCTAAAGGATGTTGAAACCATCAAGGATAAGCTGAAGAAAAACCTGATCACACCAGCGGAAGCGGAGCAGGCACTCCAAAACATTGAGCGGGTGCTGAGTAGCCAGCGGGATACGCTGGTTAAGAAATTCGACATCAATCCGGAAAGGTTGGGTGCAGATGTTCGCACCGGCGCCATAGAAGATACATTTGGGAAAGATGCTGAACTGGGAGCCAAGGAGCTGGGCATCAAAGTAGGCAACGCGATCAAAGATGGTGTGGATGAAGCGCTCCAATCAAGCGGATCCACCTCACCCGTCCAAGATTTTTTGGACAGGGAACAAGCCAACATCCAGATGCTGTTTGCTAATATCCAGGAGGTAAGCAACCTGACAACGGCTATCTCGGATATCTTTTCCCAAAACGATAATGCCAGGCTTGAACAAGAAATTGCCAATAACGATAAACGCCGTGAATCTACCCGCAGGCTGTATGAGAACAAGCTGATCTCTGAAAAAGAGTACAACCGTCGGGTAGACCAGATCAATAGGGAGCAGGAGAAAAAGGAAAAGGAGATCCGCAAACGCCAGTTTGAGCGTGATAAAAATGCCCAGACCGTGCAGGCATTGATGTCAGGAGCTATGGCCGTTGTGTCTACCCTCGCTGCCCGGCCCGGCACGTCTGATGTTGCCACTTTTGGAGTGCTAAGAGGCATTCAAGTGGCACTGGTAGCAGCCACTACCGCCGCCCAAATCGCTGCCATCCGCTCCCAAAAAGCTCCGCAATTTGAACAGGGTGGATTTATCCCCCAGGGTTCATCTCACCGGCAGGGTGGAATTGCCCTTGTCGATAACAGATCAGGGGTTACAGTAGGCGAAGTGGAAGGAGGTGAGCCTATCATCAGCAAAAAAGTATATGCCGCCAATCGGCCCCTAATTGATTCACTGATTGCTCAGGGAAGCGGCATGAGCATGAACATTCCCAGGATCAGCGATTCTTTTAAGACCATGTTTGAAACTGGCGGGTTCATCCCCCGGACGGACAATAGCCAAACGGCGGGATTGGTGGAGGCTGTGCAGATGCTCAATGAAAGGTTGGCAAGACCTATCCGCGCCAACGTGATTTACGGCGAGTATGAAGAAGTGGATGACAGGATCAAAACCATCCGGGCGCAGTCCATGGTGAACTAAAACCTGTCCTTTCATTGGCTGGTTTTCATGCTGAAATTCACAGTTCAAAAGTCAGATAGATTTTGTGAACCCGATAATCGAACTATATGAAGTAATCAACCAAATCGACAGCGGCGAGCCGTTCAGCATGACCTACATCACCGCTGACAGAAAGAAAGGGACCGGTGGCCAGATCAAAGCCTGCAAAAACTGGGTGAAATGCGATCTGGCCACCATGCCTGAACCCATCCTCAGACGTAACAAGATGTATGAGGTGGCCAGAGATCCAAAACACATCGAGCATAGAACCAAAAATATCATGAACCCGGCAACCAGAGACATCCGGAAGGTTCATATCAGATTGATCACAGAGTTTAACGGAAAACGTGTAGTATGATTATTCAAAACGGATTTGGCTTTTCAACGAGAGGGGTGGCATTTGTCAGCCTCTCGGGTGACCCTAATCAGGCCGCCCCAAAAGAGCCGAAAGAAACGGATTTGCTTGATACCGATAAATGGGCTCGCTGGGGCCAGGATAATCTTCTGCCCAAGAAGATGGTAGATGATATTGAGAATTGTAGCGTCCTGATGGGCGCTATTGACGGTAAAGCGAGGTTTGGACTGGGTAAGGGCGTGAAGCCATTCAGATTGATTGAAACCAAGCCATCGGGTGAAGAAGTGCTGGAGCCGGTGAACAACCCCGAGATAGAAGAGTGGCTGGAAGAAAGCAACATCTTTATGCAGTCTTTTGGACTTTTAAAAGATGTTATCGGGTTTGCCAATTTCCATTGCCGGGTGAAGTTCAACAACGATGGCACCAAGATCGGCCTGATGATCCGCGATGATGTCACCGAGATGCGCTATGCGAAAAAAGACAAAGCCGGCCGCATCACCCACACTTACCTGGCAGCTGATTGGACAAAAGCCAATAAAGAGAACGATAACACCCTGCTCAAGTTTACCCTGCTTCCAGAAATAGGCACGGCCAGCTACCTCTTGAACATGAAGCCCGAGCAGCGAAAAGGAAAGGAGTTTTCTATCACGGGCCGTGTGCCAGGATGGAACCGCCATTACTATTCCATGCCTACATGGTACGCCGCAAAGAAATGGGTGGATATCGCCAAGAACGTGCCTTCCATGAAAGCCACGATGTTTAAAAACAACATCCGCATCAAGTACCTGGTGACTATATTCGACAGTTACTGGACAAGGGTATTCGGCGATGAGTGGAGTGGTTATGATCTGAAAACCCAAGAGGAAAAAAGGGCAGAGGTTTATGATGCCATTGATAAATACCTGGTGGGCAATGACAATGCCTATAAGTCGATATTCAACTCAGGATCATTTGATCCTATTTCAAAAACAACCGTTTCGGATCTCAAGATCGAAACCATACAAGATAGCACTGTACCCGGTGAATTATTGCCCGACAGCGCTGCCGCCAATTCTGAAATCCTGTTTGCCCTGATGATGAATCCGGCATTAATGGGGGCCGACACGCCAGGCGGCCCATACAGCGGCGGTGCTGGGTCGGGCTCTAACATCCGCGAAGCTGCACTGGTGCAGGTGATGATCCAGGAATTTGAACGCCAGCAGCTTTCCAGGATCCTTAACATCGTCAAAAAAGTCAACGGCTGGCCAGCGGATATCGTTTGGCGGTTTCCCGGACTGGTTCTCACCACCCTTGATACAGGTGGATCTACAAAAGAAGTAAAAACAGGAGGATAGTATGCCACTGATCACATCTATACAACAGGTGAAACAGGTTCTGAGGATTGCGAGTGTAGATTCAGATAGCTCACTTCCCGATATCGCGGAGGCCGAGTACACGCACATCATACCCAAAATTGGTAAGCCGCTTTTTAATGAGATTCTTGCTGCTTACGTGGGCAATACCCTTACCTCCATCCAGGCTCAGCTGCTGCTAAAGATTCAAAAGCCCCTGGCAGCCTTTGCTTATTACGATGACCTGGCTATGCAGCATGCCATGATCACGGATGCAGGAGTAAGGCGCACCACCACAGATAACATGCCATCCGCCTTCCGCTGGGAGTTTGACGGCGTCAAAGATGCGCTCGCTATCAAAGCATCCCAAGGCATGGAAGCGCTGTTGGAATGGTTGGAAGATAACAAAGCATCTTTCCCAACCTATACCTCTTCCCAGGCCTATACTGATCGCAACCGGTTCTTGATAAAATCTGCTCATGACTTTAACGAGTACTACCGGATCGATCAAAAATTTCGCACATACCATGCCCTGCTGACCACCATGGATGATGTGGAGCAGCTCTATATCAATTCACTGATCGGTACTTCGTTCTTTGCGCAGCTGAAAGCATCAGCCGCAACAACCCTGGAAAAAGAAGTGGTGGGCTATTTGAAAAAAGCCATCTGCCATTTTACCATCCATCACGCCTTTGAAAAGCAGACAGTCACTATGACCGAAAAGGGGCCATCCATCTATGACCGCTACGCCGATCGGAGCGGGAATGATCGTGCCCAGCCTACTGCTGATATGATGACATTCACCATGAATGCGCTCCAAAGGGATGGGCAGACCTACCTGAAAAAAGCCAAAAAGATCCTGGACACCAATGCCAGCGGCATTGTGTTCGCCACATATTTTTCAAGCGATTTCTACACCAGCCCAACAACGGAGCGGGTAGATCACAATAAAGGCCGCGGATTTTTCACCTTCATCAGATGAGGTCAGCATTTTTCAAAAAATGGAGCTATGCCGTTCCCGATAGCTGGAACGAGATCAGCAGCAAAAACTACCTGCCGCTGATGAAAGTGTTTTTCACCGAGTATGAAAATGACCGGGGGGTACTGATGTTGTTCCGGGCACTGGCAGGCATCCCCTGGTGGCAGTTTTTTGGCATGAGATCCCCCAACCTGATCCCGGCGGCACTCGATGCCACGGAGTTCTTGTTTAAAGGCAATAGTCTATCCAAAAACCTCCTGCCCTTCTATAAGGGATATGCAGGCCCGGCTGAGGAGCTGAAAAACCTGAAAATGGCTGAGTTTTGCAACGCCGAGTTTTACTATAACAAGTACGATAAGGACAAAAAACTAGAAAATCTGGATGCTTTTGTAGCCATTATCTACCGGCCCAAAAAGAGCCGGTGGAAGTATAACTACAAGCTGAATATAGATGGGGATTTTCGCACGCCGTTTAACTCCAATACAACCGGCTACCACCAGAAAAGAATAGCCAAATGGCCCACCCACGTAAAGCTGGCCATCTTCCACTTTTACCAGGGTGCCAGGGCAACGATCATTGCCCGTAACCACAAGGTCTTCGATAACAATGACGGCGGGGAAAGCTTGTATGGTCTTTGGTCGATCATGCGCTCAGTCGCTAAAGGCGGGCATATGGGCGATATCGACAAGGTAGCGGATCAGTTTGTCGGCACGGTGTTGATGGAGCTGAATGAAACGGTTGTCGAGGCCGAAAGAATCGAAATGGAGCGCAATAAAGTAACTGTGGAACGATGACATATTTTGAGGACATAGAAAATTACCTGAGGGATCTCGCTACCAAGCACAAACAACTGCTGCATGGCAACGGCGGGGTGGCATTCATTCAAATGGGTATAGCCGATGAGGTGACTACTGTGAACGGGCGAAAGAAAGTCTACATGAAAATCATGGACGTTTCCAGCTCCATACAGAACGAATACATGATCTGGACGGTTAGCATGGTGTTTCTCAAAGAACTGCCAGCTATGCGCACCAATGCTGACATAGATGCTGCTTCCAAGCTCACCCAAGAGATCATGTACGATTTTGAGGCCCGGATCCGCGAGCAGTACAACGATGAGTGCTACTTTGTAAAAAGGTTACAACCTCCAACACTGGAGCCGGTAGGCCTTACCGATCAAAGTGCAATAGGTTGGATGTACACCTGGCGCTTTTCAACTGATCAACCAGATTACGATATAAACGCATGGGAGGAATAGGATATGGTGCAAATGACAGAGCGGCCCTATGAGGTGTGCTTTTCCAGAAACCCGGTAGTGTACCGGTTCCAGACAGATGCGGCCCTGACAACGCCGGGCCTAAGGATTGACGTGCGGATGTTCCACCGGAAGTTTGGCACGTTTGGCTTTGTGCAGATCTTCCAGACTTCACTGGTCCCCGATAGTGCTGGCCGGGCATCTATCGATCTCAAAAAGATACTAGATTCGCTGATTGATTACAAATTACCAGCCATCAACACATCGGTGATTGAACCCGCCTTTGAGCACGCTGGGCAGCTGTATATTGATTTTCGTGAGGTCACCACAGCCGCGCCAAGCCCGGCATGGACATCAGACCTCAGTGAATCTATCATCTGTGTAAAAGGAGGTATCCCCTACCAACATTGGCAGGGCCCTAAATACTTTTTGAACTTTCCGGGGATCCTCACCTGGCAGAAGACTGGCAGACTGATCGCACCACGTGAGCAATCCTGGCTCACCTATCTGCATTTGGGTTTGAACAACCAGACCAATATGTCTGCCAAGGTGAACATTTACTACACCGATGGTACCTCGAGCATCAACGCTGTTACCATGCCCTTTGCTGGATCGGTGCCTAAGTACGGCATTTACCATATACCCACCGGTGCTCAGCTGGGGCTGAAAGATTTTGATGATACCAAGGTGGTCCATTACTACACCGTGAGGGTAGTGGCTAACACGGTGAACGTAACCACTGAGTTCAAGTACGTGGTGGATTATCGCAACACGTATAGCGTCACTACGCTGCATTGGTTTAACTCACTGGGCGGGTTTGATAGCCTTCGCTTACGTGGCGAGCTGAACAAAAAAACCGTCTACGAGCGCCAGTTTGCCGAGAAAATGATTGGCGCTGATTACTACTCGACCACTGAGCTGGCCACCATGCAGGAAAACCTAAAAACCCAGGAACAGGAAACCTACTCCGGCTCCGTTGGACTGATGGATGATCCTGATGCCTACGATCGCCTGCGGGATCTGATGGTAAGCACCCGGGTATATCAATTGAAGTTCAAAAGATGGAGACCGGTACTGATCACCAACTCAAATGTGGATCTCGGAAACGAGGGTGATCCGGTTAAAGATTTTCCGGTGGACTTCACGCCAGGATATGTCAATGAGTCTTACTCGCCAGATATATACTTTGGAGAACTTCCATCATGCCCACTGGTGACCGGGCTTATCAATACGGCAGGCGTTGTTACCTGGACAGGAAGCCCGGGCCACGTGCAGTACGTTTTGGAGCGCTGGGATCTGCTTCAGACTACTGTCCAGGAAGTGATCTATACCTCCAGTCCTACACACACGTTCACCACATTTGGTATGCTGGGATATGTTAGGGTGAAGGCTATCTGTGGATTTTCGGAAACCCCATTTACTGACTTCGTTTACCTTTCTGTAGGATGATCAGCATAAAAAAAGGATCGGAGAACTTGGATATGCAGCCTGGTACGCAGCTGCAACGGGAGCGCCAATCACCTGTGTTTTTAGATCAAACCAGTGATGGGAAAGATGGCATCCCGGGTGAGATATCTTACCCGTTTAGCCTTCCCCTGAGTGACCGGAATTTGAGGTTGATGAACTACCCTGATATGCTGTCTATCTCAAAGGAGCTTCAGCACGATGTAGTACTGGAGGATAGCGGCATGCAGATCTCCGCCGGCAAACTGATCCTGGACGGAGTTACCGCCGATCAGAATAAGGCCAATGTAGGTAATCTGGACTGCCACCTGCTTTCCAACATCTCAGAGTTTTGGCAGCGTGTAAAGGCTAAAAAGCTCAGTGATCTTGCGCTGGGCGGTAATCGCAGTTTTGCCTGGTCTGGCTATAGCTTAGTTACTGCTGGATTTTGGAAGCACTGCCATGATACCTGGGCTTACAATGATGCTGATGATGGCGACTATGTTTTTGCTCCCATGTATTGCATGGATTACGAAAAAGAAGGGCAGGTTACCTGGATCAACGGCTGGCAGGATTATTCCGGCACGCTACAGCTGGCCAGAGAGAAAAACTTCATTTCGCTATGCCCCCAGCCGTTCGTTGTATATATCATCAAGCAGATTTTCCTGGAGCACGGATATAGCATCAGCGGTGAGATCCTCGATGATCCGGATTTCAAGCAAATTTGTTTTGAATCATACCGCTCGGTGGATTGGCAAGTGCCAACGATCAACGGACCGCTGGCCACGCCTACCTTCACCATAGCTCCAAAGAACCCGGTGGTGATTAAGCTCAACCAGCACGTGCCGCCGGTGATGACCGTCGGTGAATTCTTGGTGGAGCTGCAGAAGCTGCTGCCCATTGCCTTCGTGATCAACGACCGTTCCAAATCCTGCGAAGTGGTACTACTCAGCAAGCTCACCAACGCTGGAGCTGTCGATCGTACCCAGAACTTCAGCCCTGGCTACTCGATCAGGTTTGACAAAGCTGCCGAGCCTGCCATATATGGTTTTGAGCGCGCAGATGACAACCCGACTACGCTGCTGTCGAGCGAAGAAGAGTACAGCTACATGGGCACGGTATTAAGCTTTAGCGCGTTGCCAACACCAGGTGTGTCACGGCAGCAGCAGATGTATTATGTCAAGAACCTAAACATCTACTACGCTTGCATGAGCTTTGCAGAAGCCGGCGGCGGATCTGGTACCATCTACAGTTGGTTTCCGGTTTGGTACAATGTCGGCTCTTATCTACCCGGCAATCAGACACAGACCATTATCTCCAATTTTGCGGTGAGTTTGCTTACCCAGGAAGAGATGCCTGGTGTGGGTATAGCAGGTAACTTTTTAAGTGCAAAACGAAAAGGCAATTGGTATGCCAGTGGCGGCGACGAATTCACGCCATGGCCAGCGCGGTTGTTTTTCTACCGCGGGAAAAAAGCTTACCATGGTGGCGGTACCATGCCGCTGGCCACCAATTCCATCTACAACTTGAACGCCTCATTCCCTCCCGTAGGCACACTACCCACTGTAGGTGAGTGGTCTTTGTCTTACAAAGTGGGAGATGATGATTTCGGTATCTATGACCGGTTCTGGAAAGACTGGCTACCGGCCCTCGAGCTGAACGAACTGATCAAAGGGAGATTGTACCTGAAATTTCACGAATACATTCAGTGGGATTGGTCAAAAGTTTTGCTGATCCAGAATACTCCATACCTGATCAAGAAGATCAGCGAGATCCTTCCGTATGCCGGCTACGTTGATATTGAGGCCCAGCGAATCAAATAGTGTCCTTTCACATTGTCCGGACAGGTGGGAAATTGCTGTATGCAATCCATTGTTCACTGGCTCCAATCCAAAGACTACATAGAAGGCGTGCGCCTCTACATCGAGCATGGGCAAGATCCTGTGCTGAAAAACCTATTCACAGCCGAAAAAGGAACGCCGTACAAACAGCAACGCCTGGAACGTGCCCTGCGTGAAATCCTGGCAGGTACAGAGGTGGTAAAACCAGAAGAACGCCCTGCATCCAGCCTGATGAAGAGCTGGCCGATAGAAGCTGCCAGCGATGATGTACTGAAGGCTTTGCGGGCAGAGTGGTTGAAAGCCTTTAAAGAAATGCACGATCTGCGTTCACAACTGATGCTGCTGGCCAATGATGATCAGCGCGGGGAAGCGGCTCACCGGATCCTTGATCTGGATGATCTATGCTATAGCATCTATTCCAAGCGAAATCACTATCTGGAACACGGAACACTGCCAGCAGCAAAAAAAGAAGAGTACATCGTTGATCCCCTCAAAGCGGCAAAGCGCATGGAGATCCTTGGAAGGTATATCAGGCGGGAGCGTACGGCACTGAAAAAAGACCCCTCGAATGTAGGCGCTGCCGCCCGTAAACAGAAATTCATGAACGAATACAACCACTATGCGCAAAGATTTGGAGCAGATCATATTCAAGAAGAAGCTGAAGCAGACAAGGCAGCCCAAAAATGATGTAGAGGCAGTGGTGCAGTACCTGGTGAATGATAACATCAAACTCACCCAATCGCAGGATTTTCTATGCACCCGGCTGATCCGTACTGATGCCCTTATCCGCAGCAGAAAGCATACCACGGATGAGATCGTTGAAAAACTGATGTCTGAGTTTAATATCACGGCTTACCGGGCCGAGCAGGACATGTACGACTGCCATAAGGTATTTGGGGCCACCCGTAAACTGAGCAAAGCATACCTGGTGTCTCACCACATCGAGGAAATTGGTATGATGATCAAAAAATGCCAGGAAAAGGATCAGCTGGAGCTGCTGCCCAAGTTGTTTGATAACTACACTTATGCGCTCAACTCACTACCCGTTGAAGAAGATGCCAAAGAAGCACCACCGGCTCAGATCCTGTTTGTATTAAACGGTCAAATACCGGTAACTCAAAAATCACTGGCCGAATCGCTCATTGAAGCTGATAACCTACTCAAACCAAGTGCCCATGGAGAATACATCGAATACGATGAAGAAGATAGTGACCTTGAATCTGCCTCAGATGATGGTGCAGATGGTGCAGGCGAATAGCACGCTGCTCTTATGGGGTCGGGGTACTGGTAAAACCGTCGGTGGCATTGGCCCATGGATGGCCAGGGTGGCTGAGGCCATGCCCGGGCATCTTTCCGGGCTATTCGGTAAAGACTATGAGACCCTTGAAAAGAACATACTGCCCAAATTTATCCAAGGCATGGAGATGGTGGGTTACTACCGGGATCAGCACTACGTGATCGGTAAGCGGCCACCGGCTAGCTGGCCGAGCTGCCTCTACTCACTGAAAAAATGGGATAAGACCATAGCCTGGCACAATGGAACGGTTTTTCAGGAGGTGTCGCTATTCAACCGCGGATCTGCCAATGCGTTTGACTTTCAATCAGGCGTGTTTGATGAGGTCAAGTTCATGGACAAGAACCAACTTGAAGATGAGGTGTATCCAACATTCAGAGGGTTTGATAAGCTCTTTGGCCATAAACCTGAGTATCTTTCGAAGATCTATGCCACGGATAAGTACGGTGATTATCTGGAACTGAAATGGATCCTGGATATGCGCAAAAAGGTGGACCAGAAGAAAGTTGAGACCGTGATCCGGTTGCAGCTCCACCTCACTGATCTGTACAACGCCTTACCTACTGCTGGACGTAACAAAAAGAAAGTGGAAAGCTATATCAGGCACATTCGCCAACGTTTGCAGCTCCTTCGCAAAGATCTGCTGTATGTGTCTGAAGCCAGTGCGGTGGAAAACCAGGATAATCTGGGTGCCAAGTGGTTGGCTGATAAGAAGCGCACCATGAGCAGCTATGAATTTGATGTGGCCATTATGAACGATGATCCAATCAGGTCGGAAAATTCCTTCTACCCATCGCTATCTAATACCAATCTCTACAACCATGAGCGCGGCAGCGACTACAACCCGCATAAGCCGTTCTACATCAGCATGGATTACCAGCATAGCGTATCACCCATGTGTGTGGTGCAAGATGATAAGATCATTGGCGAGGATAGACCTACCATCAACTTCACCAATGAATTCTACACACTACATCCTATGGGCTTAAAGGAGTGCATTGATCTGTTCTGCAATACTTATGCTGGACATCTCAATAAGATGGTGTACTACATCTACGATCATACCGCTGTTGGTGAACGTCAGAGCGCACAACGGTACAAGGATATCGTAGTCACTCAGTTCAGGTCAAAGGGATGGAATGTCATTGAGTGCTACACAGGTGTACCACCCGAACACTATCTGAAGTTTGAGAAGATGAAAGCCTGGATGGAGGGTACTGATGAGCAGTCTAAGCTTATCCGGTTCAACGCAGACAAATGCCCCAAGACGCTGATCAGCATGCAGGCATCGGGCGCTATCACTGAGCGAGGTAAGACCAAGAAGGATAAGAAGTATGAGCTCACCCATCGGTACCCATCCATTGATCAGTCCGAGACCACACACTTCAGCGACTGTGTTGATCAGCTGCTGTGGTACTTCTTCACCATCCACAAGGCAGTGGCACAAGGTGGAGGGATTGCAGTGAGGTGATCCCGTGCTGTGGCGCTCCAGGGCGCGTCATATATCCAGCGCTGTGGGGGCTGACCGCACAGCCACGGGATAGGCA